CTTGAAAGTCAAGGTCTTGTGCCGTTACTTGTGAGTCAACATATGCTTTAATAGATTGTTGAGAAGCAACTGCTGTAGCACTATCTGAACTTAAATCGTCTTCATCTAAAAATGCACTACCACTTAATGTGCCATTTAAAACTGGAGACGTTAATGTTTTGTTTGTTAATGTTTCTGTATTATCTAATAATGAAACTGTACCAGTAGCGTTCGGTAGAGTAATTGTTCTATCTGCCGTTGGGTCTGTTACTGTTAATGTAGTTTCATTTGTGTCATTTGTTGAACCTTCAAATACAATTGAACTATCAGTAATTTGCAAACCAGAAACATTTGGTGCTGTAATTGTTTTGTTAGTTAATGTTTGAGAACCAGTTAATGTTGCAACTGTACTATCAATAGCAAAAGTTACGGCATCACCAGAAACTGAAGTATCAATACCAGTACCACCAGTAAATGTTAATGTGTCTGTACCTAATCTAACACCATCGTCTGAACCACTATCAGCAGCAATATCTAATGTTGTTGATATAGAAGCAGTACCAGCCGCTGTTAAACGACCTTGAGCATCCACAGTAAATGTTGGAATTGCAGTTGATGATCCATAATCTCCTGCAGTTACAGCTGTGTCATCTAAATCAATTGAAATCTGATTGTTTGATACGGTTGTTGTAATTCCTGTATCACCAGCAAAAGTTAATGTTTCGCCAGTATTAAATGTGTCGTTTGTACCACTATCAGCAGCGATTGTAAAACTAGATGTAATTGTACCAAATGCTAAGTTACCAGAACCATCTGTTTTTAAGAATTGACCATTAGAACCATCTGTGCCAGGTAAAGTAAAAGTTAAACTACTTGCAACACTATTGGGAGCTTTTAATGCTACGAAGTGAGCACCGTTATCGGTACCTTCGTTAAACTTAATTGTACCACCTGTAGAGGTATTATTACCAATGTATAATTCGTCTATGGCCTTGTTTGAATCTACTATTAGACCAGATGAAGCAGTTAATGTACCATGTGCATGGTCCATCAATTGAGTATAGTATTGTCCGCCTATCTGAATTGCTGAATTTGATGTTGATGATGGATCACCTATGAATAGTCGTAATCCGTTACCACCAGCGCCTGTGCTGGCTGCCGATGTATCATAAACGTAGGCAAGTTCCCCTTGCTCTAGACCTGAAGGTGCGACAGCACCTGTGGTTCGTTTAATCTTTATAATTGTTGCCATTTTTTCTCCCTATTAAAATGTGCCACCGTTTAATATTAAATTTCCACTTTCAGTTTTTATTTCAGTTCTCGTTACAAATTTTTTCGTAGTATCATCATATTGAATCATTGCACCATCATCTAGCGTTGAAGCATTTACGTCACTCAAACCAGTAAATTTATTTACATTACTTTGGAGTTGAGCAACAGATGGTGATGTGACCGATACGTTATTCGGTCCAGTTGAGTTACTATTAATCGTAGCTGTGGTGTTAGTACCTGTACTATACGTAGCAGTAATATCGTTTGACATTTTTACCCTTATTAAATACTGTTATTACAATATTTATAATAATAAGATACTAAATCAAAGGCAATTATGTAATTTCAACTATTTTTTGTCAGCAGTTGCGTCAGAATTAGTTTCAGGTTTCTTTAACTCTATACCTAATTCTTTTGCAATTACAGCGTCATAATGTGCCTGAAGAATTGCGACTTTTTCTAACTCTAAAGATAGTTTAATTTTAGTTGCTTGTAAATCTTGTCTTACAATAATGCAATTAAAAGTTTTAGGGTTTAAGTCACTTTTTTTATAGTCTTTACCGTCTATAGTAAATACTGCTTCTTGTGGCGCACTTGTCGGTGCTGTTGTCGTGTTGATTGCTTCACTACTCATGTTGTATATCTCCTTATTATTATACGTTAGGTCTAACAGTCATTAGACCCTCAATTACTCTTGTTACTGTACCTGAAGAGTCTGTTATGTCCATATCGAACACATATCTTGCAGGTGCTTCTAAAGCTGCTGTTTGCGTTGCAGTTAGTGACATAGTGATACCACCTGTCGTTCTATCTGCTGTAAATTCTATGGTTAAATCTGTACGTGTTCTTGTACTCGCATAACCCAAAGCCATCTTTGCAGTTGCCGTATAACCAGTTAAATCTAACGGACTTCCCGCACTATCTTTAACTGTTACCGTTGAACTGAAAGTAGTTCCTTGATCTATCGTAAAATTTGCTACAGCTGCCATACTACTATTTATACACTATTTTGACTTTGTATTAAATACTTTTATTCTTTCTTTAAAGGGCAATCTCTCAATTTTTAAACCCTCTCCGTTTCCCCAACCAAATTTTGCATTATTATAAACATTATCAAAATATATTTCTGTACTTTGTTGATAGTATTCTATTTCTTCTTGTATGTTACCTGTAAAATAATCTACTATTGTATTAAATTTACCTGCATTCCAATCATACCCTCCTAATTCAAATTCACCAGAAGGTCTACAATTAAGTTCTTGGAAACGTAATTTGCCAGTCTTTCTTTCTTTAGAAAATTCTGAAATACCAATCCTGTTTCTAACACTTATATGATCTTTTAATTTTGTAAAAAACTCATGTATTATAGCAATATCTTCTTCTTCAAAACAATTAGTTGGAAATGGATACTTATACAGATATGCAATATTATTACCTACAACATTACCATCTCCAAATTTACCTAAAAAATGATTATATATATGATACTCACCCTCATTATCAATTATAAAGTGTTGATCAATTGTATAATCATAATCAATATATCTTTGTATAAAATCATTTGGTTGTACTATATGATTTTTTTTAGCGTCAACAATTTTATAACCATCACCACCACCTGAATTACCTAAATCTGTTTTTACTATAATTTTATCATCAGGTCCTCCTTCATCTAAAGTAGGTATACCCATCAATTTAGCTACTCGGTCTTGTTCTTTTTTAGATATAAAAAACTCTAAAGCTCTTTTATCAAATTTTGTTTTAGTATTATAGTAAAGAGAAAGTTGATATTCTAATTTAACTGATGGTTCTTCATCTCTAAAATTAATAATATATTCAGGTTCAAAATCTAAATTTTTTATATAATATTGTGGATCATATAATTGCTTTTCTGGAAGATATGTAGTATATGGTTTTAATTTTTCACTTATATTAAAATGATTATTATTAGCTATTTCAAACATCTTAAAATTAATGCCGTACTTTAAACAAAACTCTACTATAGTTTCATTTTTTTTACGAGCATTTAATATAAGAATATTTTTAGGTAAAAGTTTTTTATCTACATTATCTGCGAATAACATTACAAATCCTTATCATTACAAATTCTCTAATGGATGGTGGGATAATAATTCAAGTCCATTTTCACCAACATGAAATTGTTGTTCTAATTTAACACCTTCTTTACCACCTACTTCACCTACATATGCCTCAACTGAAATAGTCATATCTTTTTCAAATTGTCCACTTTGTTCGCCGCCGTCTGTATTCCATTTAATAAATGGCCATTCATCACAAAGACCAGTTCCATGAACTATGGCAGGATAACGATTACCATAATAAGGTTCTGGAAGTTTATAACATTTAGATAAAAACTCTTTAAATGATAAACCAGGTTTAATCAATTCTGAATTGTGATTTATTTGTTCAACAGCAATTGAATATAATTTTTTCTGATAATCACTAAACTTATTTCCTTCAACGAAAGCTCTGGAAAAATCAGCCAAGTATCCATAAGACGCAACTGTATCTGTATCAAAAGTTACTAATTCTCCACTTTCAATAACTTTGTGACTACATTGTTGCATCCAAGGATTTGTTCTATGACCTGAAGCTAATAATCTGCCTTCTATCCATTCACCACCATATTCAATATTTGTTTTATGTAAAATTGACCATAACTGATTTTCTGTCATGCCAGCTCTTAATTCTTCTCTCATTCTTGTAACACCAATTTCTACAACTTTCACTGCTTCTTTAATACATTTTAGTTCCTCTGGTGATTTAATAACTCTTGCCTGTTCAAGTACTGATTTAGCGTCAACTACTTCAATACCTTCTTTATTCAATGCTGTAACAGCGGGTCCATTAATTACATCAATTGCGATTTTTTTATTTTTAAAATATTTTGATAAATCTTTTATATCATTAACCCATTTTTTTAATTCTTTTTCTGCCTGATCTCCATGACTAAAATAATCCCATGTGATTGCAGGTCTTATTTCGTCAATTAGATTTAAATGTTTAGCGTGATATTCACAACCAAAATACTCATAAAGAATTGTTGGTCCATTGACTGGCACAAAACAATATCTTGTTAAATTGTGTAAATTGTAAACACTCATGTTAGTAGTGTCTAACGCATATCTAACATTAACTGGATCAAACAATATACAGGCTTCTATATTTTGTTTTTCTAGCTCTTTTTTTACTCTATCTAATCTGTATGTTCTCAACTTGGAAAAGTCTATATTTTGGTCTAAAATCATATAGTTATTTAGTCAATAAATAGTGTCGTCTATTTGACAGATATAATAAAATGTGTTATAATATAGTATGAAAAATGTAAATATAGTATGTACAAGTAAGCCTGGTGATGGTCTTCTACATTATAGTTATGAACATTGTTGTTTTCTGAATGATTTAGGTGTAAAAGCAAAACTGATAATCATAAGAGACCATAGATTTTCTGAACAATCTTATATCAATGCTCTAAATGAATGTTATGTCAAATATGAAAATGTAATATTTGATTTTTACACACCTACGTCAAATGATATAACATTGATTATGGGTAGAAGTCAAATAACTTTAGCATACTTAAATAAACATACTTACAATAATGATCAACTTCTAACTTTACATTTATTGTTTAGTGGTAATCTTATATCTGTATATTCTGAAAATCATGTTAGAGAATATCCTATTGCGTTACAATATTTCAAACCTAAAAAAGTTTATGACTTATGCGACCATGATGTATATGTCAATGGTGTAGGAGAACAATTTGAAAAGATAATAAACTTTAGTATATACAAACCTATAAAAGAAGATATACAATTTAAGTATTTGTTTTTAGGCACAAATGAGATATACTATAGAGAAGTAGAAAAACATATACACAATTATCCTGATCACGGTATTATAACATACAACGACAAATTTATAAACCCTAAACTAAACAATCTAATGGTGCCAATCACAAATATATTAGGTAAGTTTGAAACATATGTCTATACAAAACCTAACTTTGATCCTGCTCCAAGACTATTCATGGAGTTTAGATGGCTCAAAAAAGAAGTCGTTTATTTAAGGAATAAATATAAACATGATGGCGGCAAAGTATATTGGAATAGGCCTGTGATCTGCCTAACACAAAGTAAAGATAAAGTAAAAAATTTATTAAAACTAATATGAGCAAAGAAATACAAAAAGAGTTAGAGATAACTAAAGATATTCAATATTTTATGAGTAGAAGATCATTGAATATTGATATAAGTTTTAGGTGTCCACTTGAATGTCCTAGATGTCAAAGACAAAGACAATGGCGTAACGAGGGTAAAAAAGTACCAGGACGTGATCTTACTTTAAAAGAAATAGATAAAATATCAGACTATTATAATGATTTTATTTTTTGTGGTCAATTATCTGATCCTGTACATCATCCTAAGTTTCCTGAAATATTAGAAATGTTGTATAAGAAAAAGACTATAGTTGAAATACATAATGCAGCTTCACAAAAATCTAAAGAATATTTTATAAAATGTTTTAAAGCAAATCCACATGCTCAATGGATATTTGGTATAGATGGTTTACCAGAAGAAAGTCACAAGTATAGAGTAAACCAAGATGGTAAAAAACTTTTTAATATAATGATTGAATCTAAAAAACATTTAGAGGTAACACCAGTTTGGCAATATATTATATTTAACTATAATGAAGATCATATTGAAGAAGCTAAACAAATGGCAAAAGAAAATGGTGTAGGATTTATGTTAGTACAATCATCACGTTGGAATGATAATGATGACCCATTAAGACCAAAGAATAAAGAGGTATCACTTAATGCCATCTGATAAAATAATATTAGAACCTAGATGTATGCCAGCACATGGTTCAATAGAAAAACGTATGCAAGCTGCAATGACTAATAGAGGTGAATTAATACCTTGTTGTTGGATGGATCAATCTAGTGCGTTAGAACATCCTGTTATGAAAGAGATGTTAAAAGTTAGTAAAATAAGTGATCATAATAGTATTGAAGATATATTACTAACAAAAGAATGGCAAGATTTTGCAAGAAATTTAGCAGAAAAAAATTTAAAAAAAGTCATACCTACTTGTATTACTCATTGTAAGAAAAGAACAGGTAGAGATAGACAAAAAATAGAAGACTTAATATGAAAAAAATATTATTAGTTGCTGGGTGTAGTTATTCAAACGA